GCGGTGTAATCGTTACAGACCGCTTAACTCGTTTTCAAGTTCTTTCATTATCTTTTCAATCTCCTGCTGCGTCATATACTCATCTGATATCTCAGTAAAGAATCCCTCCAATGAAAATCCTTTTACATCTCCTTGCTTAATTGATGCCCACACCTCATCGTTATCTATCTTCATACCAATGCACCACGTACCTTCAGGGAAAGAAAATCCAAAGTTTTGACTCTTATCAAATTGCCCTTCAGTGATCCATGACTCGACAACGGTGCAACCCGCCACTGGAATTTCATGCTCTAAATTTGAGTTGTGATGCATGTTTCTTTTGAGATATTCTTGCGCTATCTTATTGATTGTCTCTTTGGAATATTTGCAATAATACTCCCGCCCCACGGCATCAACTCGGTATATCAATTGCTCGGGCAACATCACTGCACCATATACCATCTTTCTTTCGCCTTCCTCAACTGCAGCTTGTTGGACTTTGCGTGTTTTAGATAGTGCTACGAAATCCACTTCAATAGCAGGATTTTCAACAAGGCTCATTGCGTGTACACCTAAATAACCGCTATCATCAATGGTGTACTCAATTACTTTTACTTCTTCTTCTTTCATATTACTTTATTAATTTTGATTGGTCAATAATCTTTTGTTGTGCGTCTTGTGCCGACGTTACATTAGTAGCTAAAACGTACGATTGTATCGGTTGCGCTTTGGTTTGTCCGTTGTTCAAAAAGGAAAGGTCAAGAGATGGCGCAGCAGTTGAACCACCCATACCACCTCCACCCCTTGCACCGCCACCGCCACCCATACCCCCACCTGATGGAGCAGATGCGCCGCCACTTGGATTAAATTTAGTTGCTGCGATTTTGGCAACCTTCGCAAGACCTGCGGCAACTGCTATTCCTGCCATCAATGCAGGATAACCCGGGAAGGCAATAGCAATAGGAGACTTTGAAGCTGTTGTAAATGCATTGGCAGCACCTTCATAAGTTGTTATGGATGCTTGTGCTATACCTAATGCCTTGTTAATTTGAAAAGACTTTTTAGCATTGACAATTCCTGCATCTGTAAGTATGCTATTTAAGTCAGTTAAACCGCCAAGGACTTGTTGAGCAATTTGTAATCTTGCATTTTTTAATGCAATCTCCCCCTCTAAAATTGTTTGCCTTTTTTGTTCCTCAATTGCTATTTCAGTTGCTGCCCTTGACTTTGCTAAATCCTCCTGCATTTTAGAGATGTCAATAGCCGCAGTTCTTTCAAGTTCTAAACGTGTTAATCCTCTACTTTTAATAGTTTTTAATTGATCATCCTCAATCTTCTTATTAGCCTCCTCATTTGCATTGGCTTTATCACTTGCAGTCTTTTGATCCATCGAACGTATTTGCAGCTGAATGCCTGCATAATTGTTCTTCATTGCAAGGAGTGCATTTTCTTGCTCTTTTATTCCTGCATTTAATTCATTATTTATTTCTTCGGGATCAATAACAAGGTCACCAATCATATCATTGAATCCTGCACGTAGATTAAAGTTTTGACCTAATGCATTTCCAACGGCATCTATTGTACCCAATAACACTTGTAATGGAGATGTGATAAACTGAATTATTCCATCTAAAATTTTTCTATTCCTTTCCGCTGCTGCAATCTGTGATTCCGCTTGTTCTTTGCTGATACCTAAACGAGTTTCAGCTTCGGCAATTGCTGTTTTGAGTGCAGTTAATTTTAATTGAGCAATTTCTTTTTCGGTCTTGCCTTGTAACTTTAAGATGTTACTTTGCTTATCAATATTCTCAAATGCGTCTTGAGATGCTTTGGCTCTTGCCTCTGCGCTTTCTGCTAATTCACGCTCTTGCTCATTGATTCCAGTTAGACCAGCTTCAAGACCTGGAAACATTTTTAACAGCTTATCAAAATTCATAGCGATTAACGCTATTGTTCCAGCTATTAAAAAGAATGGATTTGTGAGTAATGCTTTACCTAAGTTAGCAAATGAATTCCCTACATTTTTTACACCTTCAGCAACATCTTTGAATTTTATTTCTTTGACCGCCCCTGTTACTCCATTAAGACCAGTTATTGCACCGCCAAAATCAAGAGACATCAAAGATGAACCAATCATACCAAAGGAGTTGTTTAATCGCTCTAATGGATCTCCTGCAAGTGTATTAACTTCTCGACCTAAGTCACCGACTTTATCAGTCAGTTCACCTAATTGTTTTGCAACTTTGTTATATTCAGCAGTTCCTTCTGGTAACCTTCCAAGTTCTTCCCTTAATTGACGCATCTGCGCCCTTAATGACTGCGTTTTCTCAGGTGCATTTCCCTGCAGTTCAAATTCTACTACAACTTTATTATTAGCCATTGAAAATCATTTTTATTAAATAAACAGTACCTATTAATAAAGTAGCAACAACGCTTAAATTGATGCCTTTGGTTAACCAATTTGGTAACTTATTTTCGCTTGATGGATGCGTTGACTTGATGCCCATTTTTTGCATCTCGCAAATGTTCTTAAAAGTCTGTTGTGGATTATTCATAATGGTATTGATTATAGATTAATTGACCGCCAACAAAGATATTGTCTTGTGGGTAGGTATCATTTTTAAGGAGCAAACGTGGTGCAAAAGTCAGTCCGATAATGTCCACATCGAATTCAAAATTGCCGCTAAATGTTTCTAAATTTTCGCTTACAATAATTGCATCTTTAACGGACAACACCCCTGCGCTAGATGCCAAATGTAAATTGAATTCAACAACTCCATTGCCGTCAATACCGAGATTGATTTGTCCAATAGTTAGCATAAGTTTTGCATACCACACGCAATCATCTGGCATTGTTATGTAATTACCAAAATTGGTTAGTGTTATTGGTGTGGTGTTATTGGTGAAATCTCCACTACCAAAAAGCTGAATCATACCGCTTTGGTATTCACCTGCATACGTTCCACCACTACCAATGGTCACCTCTCGGTTAATAGTCTTTGCTGAATCTCCAAGAACGGTAACCGAACCTAATCCATCCTCCACATAGTTTCTATTTCCACTTACAAATGAGCCGTTGTTATTTGAGCCAAGATAACTTGTATCACTTATCACAATAGATCTATCATTTCCCTCTTTAACTACTGAATTATTGACTTGAATTAATCCATTCTTTGAGTTGTTTACGTCTGAGGTAGGTTTACTCGTATCGTTAAGTATGGATGGCTCTTTTCCACCTGCACCTTTTCCATCTCTTATGATTGCATAGCAGTCATCATTCACCCAAAAATAACCGTACTTATTACAACAGGCCTCAGTTGCGGCTGCAGCATCATCATTGCTGTCTAAGAATGGCACGCTACCATCTACATTGATAACAGCATCTGGATGTAATAAACAATCGGGAGTAGCGCTTACCATTTTAATCAGTCGCACCTTAACAGTGTCTTGCATTCCAACAACGTAATCACTTATTTCAAGAATTCTCCAGTATGAATCTTTGATAAAGATTTTATCATTGAACTTGAACTGATAAATGTCGGCAAATTCTAACGCAAAGAATCCTTCTAATATTCTCGCATCAGGCGCATAAATATCAGCTATGTAATCGTTCCAATAACGTGCGTATAATGTTTGCCAAGGTGTTGACTCAATTGGGTGTAATGGTATCTCCTGCCCAAAGTTCAAATCTTCATCTGCAATAGATGGTATTGCAGTCGTATAATGACTAAAAATATCCAACGTTTCGGATACTATTGTACCCGCATCATTATTGAATAAATTAATAGTTAATTGACTTTCACTTTTGTATAATATTTTCGCCCCTCCATTAACATATTGTCCTGTATTATTGATGAATTTCGGTATAGGAAATTCTGTTCCTTTGATTAGTGCCAAAGGTGTAGGGCTAAACATCAATTCCGTTTTCATTTCTTTGGTTGCAAAGTCATTTTCGGGATCAATCAATAACAACCTACCATAGACACGATTACCTTGAGAGTTGTAAAGACTGTTGATGTAGTCGGTAGACGCCTTGTAAGTCCAAAGATTTTCTTGAGATTGACTGTCAGCAGTTGACATTAATGTAATGTCTTTCAATAAATCTAATTTATTTGACCAATCCTTTGTAATACCTTGTGATAAGTATTCCTGAATGGGTATAAATGTCAACAGCTTTGGGTTCACATCGTCTGCAATAACTACCAAATTGAACATCTTGAAAATAGATGAGATAAACTCATTACATTTCATTATTGGTGCGTTTGCATCCCAATCAATTGGATTTCCGAAATATGGTTTAGTGATGGAGTTAGACTTGAATAGCGTATTAAACGAACCGCCTGCATTATTTCTTAAAGTAATTGTGCCACCCCAAGATAATATAGCAGAACTTCCAAATAAAATATAAGGCTCTACCGTTGCGCCTTCTGGAATGTAGTTATCTGCTATTGTTGTTGGACTCCAAGATGAATATGCGCTCGCAATTTTAGGAGTATTCAGCTCATCTGTTCCAGCTTGGACATCGTAAAAATTAAATGGTGATGTATATGGATATAATTGTTTTTGTCCTGCATACGTGCGAACTAATCCAAATAATAATTGAAAGCCAGTTGGTAAATTAGTATCTATTTCAGCTACACAATTGGCCTGCAATACATAACGCGCTGAAATAGGCGCAGTATACTCATTGCCAGTTACGTTATTGCCATAGTCAAAGACTTCAGTAATTGCCGAAAGTGGTGCGCCATAAATGGTTATACCATTGTCCAAAGTAATTGCGCTAAAATCCCCACTTGTTATGGTATCACCTTCAACACCGTTTTCTAATTTGAATTGAGCAGTCTCGGGATTTCCAACAGTTTGGATATATCCCGCTTCACCACTCCAAGGTATCCACATCTTATCCAATTGCTCCACCAATGTAGAACTATCGGTATCATTGAATTGAAAACCACTCAAAGAAAAAATCTTATCGAATATGTAACGTGCTGACACCATTGGTGTAAGTTCACCAATAGCAGGGACAGTGGATTGATTAGTTGAATAGATTGAACGTGTACCCGTTTCATTGATTTCACCAACCCAATTTTGACCTCTATCAGCAAAACCAAGATAAACTTCATTTGATGCGTTTAATGTAGCTAAGTTATCATAGGTTAAAACTACATCGTAATCAATTTGAAGTTCAGCACCAATATAATTCTTAAAGTCTGCGTCTCCAATAGTCTTGAAAAAGTCCACCACGTTACCAAAGAAAACTATTTCCAAATCGGACACCTCACCATTACTCGTATATGCCGCCTTAAATTGTACATATCCATCAATGATTGGAATGGTATCAACTGTGATGGATGCATTGATTTTGCGCTTGGGATTGAACCCACTGAATTGAAACGTATTCTCTTGGATAAATCCAAATATCTTGGCATTGGTTTCAGTAAATGGAATTCTAAAAGTCCTTGAATAGTTGCCACGAGGTGTGAGGTCTTTGATGTCATTAAATGAGTAGTTCAAAGAGATATTCTCATTTTCGTAAAGGTCAACTAAATAAGGTGTATTGTCACCTTGTGTGTATAATATTAATGCTGTTTCCATTTCTTAAATTTATGGGCAGTTACCAAAACCAATAGTTATGTAAATATTCCCTTCATATTTTCCAGTGCCATACCACTGCGGAATCTGAAATCTAAAAGATACAGGAACACCTGTACCCCATACCCCTGAAGCAATAATTGGAGTTCCTGCTGTTTGCATTGAAAAATATGTTCTCGTTCCTCCACCTGTTAAAACATTGCCCAAATCTATCGTACCCGGTTTTAATTCGATGTAAGGAATATTTGTATCATAATCAATTTGAACGTAGTAATTTTGACCAGCTGTAATTGGACTGACACCCACATATAAATAAGCTTTACTCGGACAATTGATAGCTTCTATGTGACAACTATTATCAACAATACCTTGTATAACTAAATTTGCGCCATAACCAGTTAAAGCAGAATAAGTTGTAACAAATTCACAAGGCTCAGGAGCTGGGATTGGATATTGGGATAGTGTGCTATTTATAGTATCATATTCGTTAGCTAATTGCAATCTTAATTGTTGGTTGTATTTGCGACTATTGCGCTCCCTTCTCATCAAGAAATTATTGTCCTCAACAACAACTGGCAAGATATTGTAACCATCCACGTTATCATCTACCATCCAAACTGATTTCGATTGAAACAAGTCCTTCATAAATTTGAACTCCGACTCAGTTACCCAATCACTTGTTAAGTTGATGAATGTTTTAACGATTGGTTCACGCTCAGTGAGTGACCTTGAATAGTTCTTTGTGTCAAATGGATTTTCTACACTTGCCCCATTGTAATCCCCTAAGTATTGCTTATATCTTTTCTTTTCGACTTCAATAGATCTTTCATTTTTCTTTATGAAAGAGTAGCTATCCCATCCACCTTTTTGGTTTAACCAGTAAACGTGAACTGGATTATGTTTGCAGTCCTCATCAATGTAAAATCCATATTTGGCAGTGACTTCTTCTTCTGCTTCATCTATTCCAACCACTGTCCAAAATGCTGTATTGTTTGCTATTGCATCATCAACATATACACTATTTACTAAATTTTTTAGACCTACTGGAATATGAAACAATCCACCTCTTAAAAATTGCATTGGTATATCAAAACTCAATAATTCAGTATATGTATTATCATATAATATATATCTAAAATTTGCTATTGTAAAATAGGGATAATTTTGATTAATATGTGTATCATCATCTGCTATCCAACTAAGTATTTTAAATGCACTATATTCTGCGCCTGTCACGTTTGACCTTGAAATACGTTGCCAATTGATAACCTCTTGTTGTAATGTCAAAGGAATGTTGATGCGTGACGCAATGGTCTCAGCATTGAATCCTATTGTGTTATCAAAGCATTCGGATAGTGCAAGTGGTTTAGTGTCATTGCTACCCATTACAAGAAAGTTGCTTTTGCCCTTACCATAAACACACATCAAACGATAATCAACAGTTACTGAATCATCTTCAGTGAATACCCCTGCGACATCGTAACCTTCATAAAGATCAACAAAAAATTGATTAGTCATACTTGTATTACTAACCAATGGCTCACTTATTTGAATTAAAATATCATCACTATCTGGAATAACCAAAGATGTTGGTACAAGTTGATTGAAAATAGTTTTAGCATTGAACACACCACTACCAACGGCATTGGGAGAAATGTAGAATTTATACGACTCAGATGTATTTCCATCAGTTATTACAACTACATACTTAAATCCACTATTAGCGAACTCAGTTGAAGTCATTGTAAATGAGACATCATTATTTGAATAACACATCCCCCTGAATTCATTTGCGCCTTGTGCTGACAATCCTGTTATTGCTGTTGTATATGCCATTATATTTTTATTTTACCTTGTAAATTTTCTTCGATTGCTATTGTTATCTCACCCTTCAATGCCGCCATAAATCTATCGTTAAATTCCACCACCGTTTCATTGACTGCATCCCGAAAATAAAATAGTGGTTTGATACCTCTACGTGCTATTGACCTCGCTATCTTGCTTGCCATCCAATCGGTAGCATCTTCCTTTGCTTTTGGTGTGGCGAATTTCTTAAATGAACCATTTGGTTCACGTGGTTGAATGCGTTTAATCTTCATCCAGTTGCGAATTGCATCCACATCAACTGACTTTTTTCTAAATGAAAATCGAGAGTTGTTATTAACCTGATAACCATTCACACCTTCCTCAACAAATACTGAATATTCGGATGCAGTTCCTTTCGCAAAGAAATCAATGCGCTTGTATTTATTGTCATATCGGTAAGTCAATGACTTACGTAAGTTATCGGATGCTACTGCTCTTCTTTTCTTTCCATTCACTGTGCGATAGACTCCGAGATTGAGCATAGCACGCTCAACAACCTCCTGTCCAAACTCGTTCATCAATGCGGTGATTGGATTAGTAGCCATTGGTAAAGATTGTAAAAGCAGTGTTTGAATCTTCTATCAATAAGTCAACAAAGGCATCAATACCTTTCTCAATTAGTGCGTTGCGAAATGGTGCGTAGTTATCACTACCATCGAATCCAAAAAAGATATTGTGATTTAATACGTGAATAGTTGTCACGCCATTATTTTCCGTTATATTATACCTCATACATTATTGAATTACCTACAAGTGCATTAGCTGCAGATGCATTATTTACAACTTTGAAAGTTATTAAATCACCTTTAACAACTGATATATTAGATGAGTTGTTGTAATATTTATTAGTTGCGCTACCCGCAGCAATTGTAATAGTCATTGATGTATCAACTGTATTGACTCGCAATGTAAAAACAAGACTTCCGCTTGCAGGTTGTGCGTTTACATTCACTGCCCAATTATTAATAGTTCCGTTTAACGGAATTATGGTATTGCGAGAAAATTCACTCGCTAAAATGACAAAAGTCGTAGCTCCTGACCAACCACCATAAGTTGTGGTTACTGCATTAATAGCCACACCTCCATGATTTTGATTCAAAATTGATTTTGAAACTGATGTTGTTGGTGTTTGATTTTCCCATAAGTCAGTTGATGAATTATAGGTTAATACTTGACCATTGGTAGGTGATGACAAAGCTACATCGTGAAGCTCTCCCAATTCATATCCATTCTGCACCCTAACATACATACGACCTGCACTCCCATTACTGGCAGTGGTAACGAATCCAAGATAAACCAAATGATTTGGTGCTGTAGGTTTGGTGTGACTAAATGAACCTGCAGTTGCGCCAAGATAAACAGCATCCCCATCAGACCAAGTTGAAGTTGGAAATAAATTAAGACCATCAATTTGGCCTTGCATTATTATCAATCCCTTTTGATTTGCACCTATTGAAGTAGACAACACAACACCAATAGTCTGCGCCGAAAGTGCATCCGTTGTATTACTAGCTAACTTTACTTTGAGACGGTCACCCTGTCCACCAAATGCATAGACCGCTTGGCCTTTTGTTATGGTAGTAGATTCCGCATTGGTCACATAACTAAGCAATGTATTTGGAGCAGTTCCAATAACTTGGAATCGGTTAGTAGTTGAGTTGTAAACGCATAGCATTTCAGCACCACTAATAATATCACCACCAATCACCTCACCATCATTATTTCGGTACAATGGAATCGCACCAAGTGAGTTGATGTTTAGCGTTGCTGAAGTTGTATTGCCAATAACAAACCTAATCAAAAATGCATCCGCATCATTGTAAGCTGTCACCCCACTTATTGTGGTTGTGTAAGTATCGGTACCTGAAGTATTGCCGTGAGGAATACCACCCCCACCGCTTGGAATAGTTTTCCAAGTATTGTCCGCAGCTAAATAATCAGTAGTTGCAGCAGGTTGGTTGGTTGTGTATTGAAGTTTTTTCATTACTCTCCGATAAATGGTATCTCACACGCATTCCATTCGTAATCTACTGTGATGTCAATGGACAATTGCACACCCGTTAAGACGTGGCTAAATTCTTCTATAAATGGCTGCGCTGAAATTGGTTTACCCAATACAACTGACTCATCAAAGATGCTCCCATTTTCCAACATCGCCACAAAGTCACCAGCCAACTGAATGCACTCGCTCATTGATTGCCTTTGGTATTCCGTTTTTTCTTCCTTATCTCTTGGAAGGTCAGCAAAGTAAACATCAAAAGAATACGTTAACGCACCCGCATCAAAGCTAAATGAAGTTGGTGTAACGTGCATCCAAGGCCACTCACCCTCTTTCTCTAAATCAGCTTGTGATATTTGTCCGTGTGTGAACCTGCGAAGTAGTGCGTGGCTATTTGAGAATTGCTCAAATTTACCAATGACTACATTGTATGTATAAAGAGATGAATCGCTCATATTAGTTAGTAGCTTTAATGTTCATTTTTAGACATCAATTGTTTCTGATAGTTGTAATAATCTAACCGATAAGATAAATGCGCAAATATGGTAGACGCTTGCGTATCTGTGATTGCGTCAAATTTAGTGATGTCTCTATCCGCTAATTCTTCGATTACGTGAAACCATCCATAGCGTTCTGCTAGTTCGCTTGTTGCAACTGTTCCTCCATCATCTCCATCGCCTTCGTCAAGTTCGTCTGTATCTGGGATTCTAAAAACGAGAGGGAAGTGGTCACTAATTCGCTTTCGATAGTCGAAAAAAAAAGCAGCGCACCATTCGCAACTGATAAAGGCATTTGCTCAAAGTCTTTCGCATTACTCAAGTGATCCGATGTGTACTGCTCAATCTTATATTTAGTTCCAATCTCCGAACTAATGGGACGGTATAGTATGGAAAGTAACTTGGGAAGGTTCTTTGGAAAGTCTTTGCAATTAGTATCCAAGTCCAACCATTCACCAAATGAAATCTTATTGATGTCGGGGATGAATCCGTACCCATTCCACTTATGTTGATGGTTAGCTAATGGGTTAGTGATGACCTCTCTAAATGCAGTGATTGCTTTCTCCATATCTTCGGGAGTGAGCTGCCTAACGAAGTCTTTTGATTGTCCGAGAATAGCGGACACTTGACCGATGTCGTTACCTTCATTATTAAGGAAGTCAACGTACTGCTTTACCGTTATGGTATTATAGTCAATGGATACTTTAATCTTTTGCATTCTGCACCTCCTCCAATACTTTATTAATCCATTCATCGAATAGGTTACTCATCTCAGTTTTTGCAAGGCGTTTGCGTTGCTCCTTTTGCTGTAGCCATAAGCCGAATAATACACACATAGTGTAAGTATGTTTGGCAGTTTCTTGCGATTGTTCTTGATCCATTACATTTTTAATATTTCATTTTTAACTTGACTCAAATAAATAACGTGCAATGCAGCACCATCTTCATCCGCCCATTCAGCTAAGTAGTCAATCATTTCATCAATGAAAATAGTGGCGCATTTGAGTGCGTATTTCTTTGGCACACCATTACCCATTCCATCGTAAATCTTATCATAGATATCTTGCGCCTTATCTTTCGCAGTCATCAGTCTATCTTGATTTGGTTGTCGTTTAAGATTTCATAGAACTTATCCCGAAGTTTATCCAGTGCATCAAGTTGCTCACCATTATACCCTTCGGTATTATACTTGATTTGACTACGCATCAATTGGTCAAAATCCCAAAGTGCAACATACACCCCATTAAGATTAGTGAAACGCTTATGGGCCTCAATGTCGGTAGGTTCATCAAGGTCGAATTCGATAATGGCTCTCATTCCGTTAAAATTAAATTATATAAATGACGACTTTTTGCAAAATCAATCCATTGTTCCAAAGTAATGTGTGGTCTATTGTACCCATCAGTTGTATACATGTGTTTATCATTACCAATAAAACAACTGTAACGTATCACATCGGATAAATCAATATCATACATGACTATGCGCTTGGCATCTTTAACCTCTATTTCTTCTTTTGTTTTCATAATTTGTTCAGTATTTTGCTTATAATTTGTCAGATATGATTATTTGCACTGGGTTGTCGGTATCTCCGACAATGGTATTCCTTGCTTGCTTAGGTTTGAAGTATTCCAATGTCTTGAGATACAACTCAGATGCTATCATCTTATCTTCATCATTCCTGCTACTCCATAGCTTATCCAAGAACGCATTGAACTGTTCAGCTTGTTGACCTGTGATTGATTCACCAAGTGCCTCCCATTGGAGTGACTTTTGAGACTTAGCACCTACTGGTTTAAGACCTCCGTGACCTTTCTTTAATCTTCCTTGTTCATCTCTTTCCATAACTGACTATAATTTATGGTGTTAGCAATTCCAAGACCATTTCACAAATCTAATTACTCCATAGATTGTTAATGCAATTAAACTTATTTTAATAGTGAAAGCAATGATCCACATAATAGCATCAAAAATTTCACCTTTCAATCTTTCTTTATTCATAAATTTTAACTTAATACTTTTTTTAATACCGCCCACCTACTTTCAAATGTAATCTTTTCAAATTTACGACTAATAAAATTGAACTTCCAAACCTCTCGCACCTGATTCCATCTTTTGTATTCACACACACGGCACACCTTCACTCTTCCCTTATCACTTTCACGCTGGTATCTCATTCCATCTTTACCAAATAGGAATAAAGGTAACCGCCATTCACACCTAAAGCATTTCTTCACAGTTCTAATTTAGTTTTGAAGTGGTTAATCAATTGTTCCATCTTATGGTCGTAATATTTAGTAAAGGTCAAGAATCCCTCCTTATCTTGTTCATATAACTTGTAAAGGACATTCCTTAACCTTTGACCATTGCTTTTCTTTTCAATTTCAAAGTCGGCCTTTAAGTCATTCAGCACATCCCTTTCATTAGTAGCGAATTCCTCTTCTTTTAGAGCGCAATAGACAAACGAATTTTGAAGACTGAATATTTGCCCAGCTTGGGTAGGAGTTAATTCATTAGTGCCAATGACAATGGCAGTAGTCCTATCCTTACGACTTTTAATTGATTCGATTTGAGCAGGTAGTATTATCATATTCAAATTTACTAATTTTTTTAATATAAAACTATTTATTATTTATTATATAAAGTAATAACTATAACTCAAAAGAAAAGAAAGAAAAAGAAAAAAAGGTAAAAAAGAAAAAGAAAGAAAAGAAAAAGCTCCCCCAAGAAAAACAAACAATTTCGCATAAGCGAATTTACCTGAACCAAGCAGTGATGTTCTGCAAGTTTGCCGTTTGCATCTCCCATTGGCAATGGAGAATTCTTTGTATGTATTCATTCTTCGCAGTCAGGACAGGATTCGAACCTGTACGCAAGGATCAACGTGTAGCCTTGCTCTCTTATTCGTTATAGCGTCTACCATTCCGCCACCTGACTAAAAACGCTCACCCTATGCGCCCTGTTCTAATGGGAAGGGGGATGAGCAATAAAAAAAAACTCCCCCAATCGTATTAACTTGTTGAGGGTTATAACGAAAGGGGGAAAACGTGTAACCACTCAACACTACAAAGATAGTAATTAAGGTCAATGGTTGCCTTATTAATTATTCACTACTTTTGAACAATTCCACAATTGTCATTGCTAACACTACTGGCCAACAAAATGCAGTAAATACCATACCAATGAGATTCTCAATTGAAGTAGGTAGGGTTCGCCTTAGCATCATCACTGCCATCAACCCAATAAGTAACAATGCGATCAGTCCATAGGACATAAAAAAGAAATGAAGCAGACTCATCATATTGCTGATTTTCTTGATTTTCTTCCACGTTTTTTGGGTTGTGGGGTTTGTTCTTCACTAAGTAGCACTTCCTCACTTTTTAATTGATTGTGAAGGTCGTCAATCATCTTATTCACGCACGGAACGCAACTACTCACCTTGCCCTTACTACCCTTCATCAACTCATCGAATTCCGCTAATAATCTACGCTGTGCATCAGTTAGCATATTGGTAGCCTTAACGGATTGAACTAACTCTTTCGCCTGCGCTTTCTTTTCGCTATCCACTACAATGGGCCACTTTCCTGCAGGGCAATCTTGGAATGTCATTTTAGTTTTCAAATCCAAGAAACATCCGCACGGCTTAAAGGTCACACCATCTAAAGTTACAGGTGTAGCGAATGGGTTTAATTTGTTGAGTGGTGTTCCACAAGTTCGGGTTGTCGAATTGTATACTGGACATTCTCGACAAATAGCCATCCGCATATTTGCCATTTCTAAAATCTTATTCATATCACAATAGCTTTTTTAATTTCATTTTTAGCGTATTTAACAGCGTTGTAAAGGACTTTCTTTGGTATGCCAGTATCAATGCTCAGGTCATTGTAACTAAAGTCATTTAATGCGTATAAGTAAAAGACTTCACGCTCAAAAAATGGAAGGCGGGAAATCAAGATATCAAGTTGCTCATTGGTTATACGGTCACCTAACCACACGGTCACACTCTCGTAATCTCGCAGTTGCGATTCCGTTGGCTCATCACTCATCTGATTGAACTTCCTGATTGTGTTATGGTAGTGACTGCGATTAGACCAGTGCGCAATCTTTAGTGCGTGGTTAATGTAGTGTTCGCTGTTCCTTATCTCATTGCCATTTTCAAAGATGCATAAAAGAGTATCGTGCAGAAGATCATCTGCCTCATAGACATTGCCACCGCACAAGTTAATGGCTAACCTACGATGCTGGTCATATTGCGTTGGTGAAATATGCATCAATTACTTTTATGGCCTCTTCAGAACCTTTCACATAAGTAGCGTAATAACCTCTTTTGTTCAACTGCTTAATCCATTCTTTCTGCTCTTTGCTCACAACTCCTTTGTCCGTCTTGACTTCAATAAAAAGTCCGTGGTATTTCTCATTAGGTTCGCAGATTTGAAGGTCGGGGAATCCTTTTACGTATCCAGTCATTTTCATTTTAATAGCCTGCTTCATACTTGTAAACATACCCCCCGCAGATGCGCAATACAACGCATTTGGATACATTACTTTGATGTATTGGACAATCGCAAACTGCACACCCGCCTCCCCTGCCAATGGTTTCTTTGCACGTGGCTTCATTGATTGGATAATTTTCCCTTTCATTGGACTAATTTAAGATGAAATTTAATAGGATGGACAAAAAAAAATGCATCTTGAAACCCTCATAAACATTGGAAAACTAAAAATATTTTAATTTTTTTCTTGACATATTAAAATTTATTTCTATATTTGCCAAACAAACAACGAAACAAAAACAAAATGAAAACAGCAAACAAAATCTTTTGGAATCTTAGAAAGTTTGAAGTGGAATATCTTTACACTGAGAACGGTAACTTCGCATCTATCAAAGAAGATGGAAAAGAAATCTGGAGTTTATATGCTCACACTGAAAGAACCTTAAATTCACAAGTGACCAAATGGTGCAAAGCTAATTGGTTCTAAAAAATAAAAATGGGGGGTGCGCATCCACAACGCACAAACAAACAACAAAAATAAAACACTATGTATCAAGTTCACATTTTCAAAGGCTTTCATCAACAAGCCATCAATTGCGAATCATTGGAGCAGGCAAACGCCACCGTAATTGATTACGCTCACAACAATGGTATTAAGTACCATATGGATGAACACGGTTACTGCCACGCTTATTCAGGCAAGTATCACGTGAATGGAGTTGAAGCATTTATCTTTCAAATTATCTGAGTTATGAGAAACAAAGTAATTGAAATTTACGGCAGTGATTTAAGTCAGTTTGAATCTGCAAAATCCAATTTAGAAACAGTGCATCTGTTAAATGTAAGCGAACGTGCAGCAATTCTTAACTTGTTGGATTGGTATAACAAACCTGATAGATTCCCAACTTTGTTGAGTGATGAAGAATTCATTGAGTTAAAAAAGAAAATCAATACATTTTGCGGATATGAAAAACCTTAACCTAACCTACCCACGCAAGTACATCTGTGTGATGTCTTCCAGTCTACCGAGTGAGCAGTTAGATTTTAACGCAATTGCTCAACACATTGCGGACTCATCACCTCGCAAACCATTTGAAAGAATGGAGGCACTCTTGAAAGAAAAAACTTATAAGCGATGACTTGGGAATATTGGGATGAATTCAAAACTGGCAAACCGCTTTCATATCGTGAACGCAAAAGGCAAGAATACGAATTTAGTCAAGGCAGGCTCATCACAGTTGCTTACAGAGGTGTGATGATGCACATAGACTTTGAAACAGATTTAGAAAAAAAATATCAAGAAATCATTAAAAATCAAAATAAAATGAAAACATCAAAAATCAAGTCCATTCAGAATAATGGCACATGGAACGACCTCTTTAAATTTGAGGTTGAAATGGAAAACGGAGACGTTGGTGGATGCTTCGCTAAGACTCAAGTACCCACTTGGAAAGTAGGGGATGAGAAAAACTACGAATACACGCAAAACGGAAAGTATTGGAACATCAAATGGGCAAAAGATGAAAGACCTGCGTGGAATGGTGGCGGTGGTGCAAAGTCATTTGGTAAGTCACCTGAGGACAAAACTGATATCGCACGTGCAGTAGCTTTGAAGGCAGCAGTTGACTTGCACAAAGGCGAAGGTCAACACATCAATCAACAGATTGGAGTTATATGCGCAACTGCTCAGGCTTTTGAAATCTATTTGACCACAGGCGAAAATCCATATAAGGATGCAATCGCTGACGGCAAATCTAACAACGCTGATGACCTCCCTTTTTAAAGGGGGACATCACGTTTGAAAGTCCCCAAGATTTATTCAACTATTTAAAAAAAAATTATGCAACGTAGAAAAATGACAAAGGAACGAATCAATGCTATGTGCAAAGATTTGAATGCTCATAATTATACAAATATTGGTCAAGTGATGGTGCGCCATAAAATGGGTAAGCATAGTCCAGTGTATTTCCAACAAGCTGGAATCATTTGGAAAAAAGATGGTTATTGGAAAGGTCTTGAAAGAATACACGATGATAGATTTTTTAAGTATCAAAAATTTCAATCCAATTATTTTACTCCATCGCAACCAACTTTATTCACTAAAACAAAAGTCAAGGTTGAGCCAAGAAAGGTAACACATCGCAAAAAACCAACGCTTGGAATTGTCCAACGCTTAAAAGTATTATTCACTGGTAAATTATAAAAAAATGAAATTTAGAACTTTAATAAGAACCCACTACCCATCTACCTACGAATTTGCGAAAGCAATGGGTGTAACGTGGCCAACTGGTCGCAAGTACGAAAACTACCCAATCACTATGTCGATTCAGCACATTGACAAACTATCTAAAATGATAAACGTTGACAAATGCGAATTGATCTCATTGGCAGTAGCTGAGAATGAAAACGAATACGAACCTGTAAATTATTTGTAACTATGGAAACTAAACAAACGGCAACTAAATATCTTATTCAAGAGATAAAAAATGATTCATTAATACAATCTAAGAGTACTCAAGAATGGAATAAGGTATTTCAAATAGCCTTACAAATGGAACGTGAGCAGATTGAAGATGCGTTTTATGAAGGAGTTGATGGTGGCTCGGGAGAACTATACTACAACGAAACATACGGAGGTCAAGATGAATAAAGATTTGATAAAGGTTATTGATAACTTAAAGGTGAGCAGTGTAATGCATTTGACTAATCTCAAAGATTTAATGATGCACGAACAAAAGGATGAAATTATAGAAGACCTTGAAACACTTATACAACATGCTGGAGAATTCCGAACCGTTCCAGAAATCTTAGACGAATGTTGTTCTGATGTCCTTGGAATTTCAGTTGAAAAGTTAAAGCAAAAGATACGCACCCGCCCAATTGCAGACGCTCGAAGCTATTACATTGCGCTTTATTATTTTGCAACTGACCACACTTGGCAGTATATCGGATCACTCTTTAACTTAGACCATGCATCTGCTATTAGCAACGCTAAAAAGTTCATTGAATTGTACACAAATGATATGAGTTACCGAACTATTGCGCAGGAGTGTTTTGATAAATTCGAGAAATATGGCTATAATTGCAGCGAACTAAAACAACAACTTAATGGAAAACAACTACCAATCTTTATGTTCAAAAATATCATATCTCGAAGAGAGATTGAACCAGTTGGAAAGTCAATTGAACCAACAAACAAAATTGAAAGAATGTCGTTTCATTGCGCCATCACTTGAAGATGTAGCCGACTACTTTCTCGAAAGAATGCCCAATGCAAATAGCGAAGATGCGCTTCATTTCGCTGATGTCTTTATCTCGCACTATACCAACACAGGTTGGAAGTATGGCAAAAACAAAATGAAAGACTGGAAAGCTGCGGTAAGGTCAGCTTGGGATTTGAATAAATTTGTAACAACTAAAAACAACCACAATGAAACAATTGGTAGAATTCAAAGAGATAGCCTACAACAGTGGGTTAACGGCTAACGAAAAGGCATACATAACCAGTCTCGAATCTTCGAAGATTTGTGACATAACGCTCTCCATTTTTAAACAATCAATCGCATATGGGATAGTCCTTTATGGCATCAAGAATTTACCCTCGGATGAGGAAACGAATCTTCTGTACGTCACAATGCAAACGCACTACCCATACCTCACAACTGGAGAGATGGCATTGGCCTTTCAACTCAATGCGGTTGGTCAAGAATGGACACGTATCGAATCATTTAATATGATGTCGGTTGCTTTCCTTTCTGATGTGCTGAAGGCATACAATGATTTTAAGATGAAAACGAATTTAGCCCTTGATAAAAAGAAAGCAAAGATTGAATTGCCATCTAATACAACAGATGAACCAGTTGATTGGACTGAGACCTTTAATGAGGACATCCGACTATGGCGCGAAAACAAAAGAGACTTTGTGTTGATGTTAGCACCAATGAAGGTTCGTACTTTTTATGATAAGAAAGTTATTAAGGATGAAATGTGGAGCGATGAGGATTGGAAGAAATGGCAATTTATGGCATATAAAAAGACCTTAGACGCTCAATCGATTAGCGCATACAAGGCAAAGAGACTTGACAAGCTGAGCCGCCAAAAGTTCAAAGATGATTATCAATGCGAATTATCTCGCCTTATCTACTCCGACATTATGGATAGCCATATCCTGCAACAAAAGATAAAGGATGGGTTATGATAAGTGAAGTGTATAATATTGATTGCATGGAATATATCAAACAATTTCCAGACAAGTATTTTGAATTGGCTATTGTGGATCCTCCGTATGGTTTAGGAAAAAGATTATCTCAAAGAGGAGGTAAACATAAAAATACAAAGTTTGCCGTATTATATGAAAATAGTTCACAATGGGATAATGAAATACCAAATGAAGAATATTTTAATCAGTTATTTAGAATATCTAAAAATCAAATCATTTGGGGGGCAAATTATTATTTAGAATTTTTATCAAGTACGAGAGGTATTATTTGTTGGGATAAAAAACAATTTATGCCTACTTTTAGCCGAATTGAATTTGCTTGGACTTCATTTGATGCAGTAGCAAGATTATATGAAGGTAGAAGTACTGATTTAAATAGATTTCACCCAACTCAAAAACCAGTTGAGCTTTATAGATGGATTTTGCAAAATTATGCAAAGGAAGGAGATAAGATTTTAGATACTCATCTTGGTAGTGGATCTTCAAGAATTGCAGCAGATATGGAAGGTTTTGATTTCTATGGTTGTGAATTAGACAAAGATTATTTTGAAGCCAGTTGCAAACGCTTTGATGATTATAAATCTCAACTAACTTTATTCTAATGATTCAATTTCACGATAAGCAAAAAGAGGCTCTATCCTATCTTGCAATAGATAACGAATGTCGGCAGTTGTTATATGGCGGATCTGCAGGTAGTGGAAAGTCATTTCTTGGTTGCGATTGGCAAATAAAAAGACGGTTAAAGTATCCCGGCACACGTGGACTCATTGGTAGAGCTGAATTAAAAAAGTTACGACTATCCACTCTCGCCACGTTCTTTGAATTATGCACAAAATATAATCTCATTGCAGGAAAACATTTCACCTACAATGGCCAAGACCACGTTATCAATTGGTATAATGGCTCACAAATAATCTTAATGGACTTGGCTGATATGCCTTCAGATCCTGATTTTGGGCGGTTTGGTTCGCTTGAAATCACAGACTACTTTGTGGATGAGGCAAGCGAAGTGAGCGAAAAGTGCGTTAATATTTTGAATTCACGTGTGAGGTTTAAGCTAATCAATGACAATCCAAAAGGACTATTGACCTGCAATCCCCACAAAGGATGGTTATATAGAGAGTTCTTTGATGCGCAACGTAATAACTCAATAAGGAAAGATAGAAGATTCATTCAGGCTTTACCTACTGACAACCCACACATCTCACCAGTGTACATTGAGTCATTACAGATGCTACCCGATATTGACCGTAAAAGATTATTGGAGGGCGATTGGGATTACGATGAAACGAAAGACCGCCTTTATGAATATGATGACTTACTAAGATGCTTCCGACCTTCAACTACATTGGGAGACAAATTCATCACTGCGGACATCGCACGTATGGGAGACGATAGGACAGTGATAGTTGTATGGAATAACCTGCACGCTGAAAAGTTCGTTATCTTGAAACACAAACCAATTAACGAAGTGGTAGATACCATCAATGAACTTATTAAAAATCACTCAGTAAGACTTTCCAACGTACTGGTGGATGAGGATGGGATTGGCGGTGGAGTGGTTGACTTTATCAGATGCAAAGGATTTCTTAATGGATCAAAGGCGGTGCGTGACAATTATATGAATTTAAAATCCGATTGTTATTTCAAACTTGGTGAATTGATATCCAGTAACGCAATCACATTTGAGTCAACGCATAAGGACACCATTGTCAAAGAATTGGAGATGATACGTAGGGAGAAAATAGATAGTGATGGAAAGCTGAGAGTGACCAATAAGGAAGATTTGAAAAAGAGGCACGGAATATCTCCCGACTTTGCAGATGCAATAATGATGAGGGCGTTCTATGAACTAAAAAAGAATTTTGGCAAATACGCATTTGCTTAATAAATTAGCAATCTAATAACTAAATAAATAACTATGGCAGACATCACTAAATGTAAAGGCACTAATTGCCCAATGAAGCAGAATTGCTACCGGTACACAGCAAAAGAAGATGAGTTTTATCAAGCTTACTTTGTTAAAGTTCCAATCAAAAACAATGAGTGCGATATGTACTGGCACACAAATAAAACTAAATAAAATGAAAACAGAAATCAGTCAAGACGAGTTAGAAAAAATCAAGGTGCTTAACCTACTTATGTGGCTTCAGGCATCCATCTACGCAGGGGATGAATGCGAAGATATCAAATGGTTCTATAATCATCAGACTAAGATGCTATTAAAGAGGCTCAATGAATCTATTCAGCGTGAACATGGCAAGACAATCACAGCGTTATGGGATGCGGATGGTGCTTTACTCCCTGATATAACTCGCCAAATGTCGGAATTTACAGCAGTTTTGGCGAAATATGGCTATTGGATGCTACCCGAACTTACTGAATATATCCGTACGCAACAAGAAACACAACCTAAATTAACTATCAAATGATTAAAGAAATCAATGTAATGATTAATAATGTCAATGAGTACATTATTAAAATCGAAAGAGGTGAGCCACATCAAACAACTTACCGACTATTCACAACTCCTGCCGAATGTTGGGACACAAATTATCGCAATGTTGAATTATTATCAGTATTTGACGATGGAGATGGTATCAAAATAAGTGAAATTAATCATCAATTAGATTATTCCGAAATGCATTATTTATACTTATTGCTTGAATGTATTTTGAAAATGGATCCTAACTATGAATCTCACAAATACCACGTTGAATTATTATGAATATAACCCACGATTTTGATAACTGCCAGTCGGACATCTACAAAGAGGTCATTACTGATCTAATCTCACGCGAAAAAATGGGTAGGGCTAAGTATGGCACAACGGTAGATAAGGCGAATCTATCCGAAAAGGAATGGATGCAACACGCATACGAAGAGGCTCTTGATTTTGCTATCTACTTAAAAAGATTGATGTCAAAAAAATGACATTAGCACCAACTATCAAAAGAGTGGCATTGCGCCACTTTTTTTTTGCCCTTAATCCCTCATTTAATTCCTCACTTAATCCCTCATTAACTTGTTTTAAATGGGACAAATCACGCTGTAATTGTACGATATATGACTCATTACGCAGGTTAATGGTCTTTAATGTTTGATTCTCCAAACAAAGATTGGCATTCATTTGCTTGTGATATTCAAGTGATGTAACTGCTAACACAACCAATCGTCTTTCAGTGCGTAAAGAATCCAGCTCCTTCCATCTCAATGAGTCTTTCGATAGCCTTTGAGTATGCGCTATCAATGGCAGTGCTATCCATAAGATAGATAGTATCAATGTCTTTTTCATAAATGCTTTTGATTTTAATGCGTTCAAGTTTCAGCGTGTCAACTGTTGCTTTTAATACAACAATTGTATCGTTATGGTAAACCGATTTTGTGATTGGTTTATAGTTGTTTTCACATATCAATATACCAATGGCAATACCAATGCTAATAGATATTGCCTTGATTAATACGATAGTTTTTAACGTGAAATTCTTTTCCATTGCCTTTAGTTATTATTGCAAATCCATGATTGTACTTTGAGTAAGGGTTGTAATCAGGTGACAATTCAGATAAACACCCCACACCCCAGCACGTGATCACTTTACCGTTAACATCCCTCTCAGTGTGTTCAGCAGTTTGGTGATGATGTCCGCACATTGCGTTGGCCTTTGTCTTCAAGAATAGACCTCTCGCCACGTTTACAGATGGTATAAATTGCTTTCCGAATTCGTGACCGTGAAAGATGGATAGACCGCCAACGTTCAATTTGTTCTTGCCTTCAATCCATTGTACGTTGTGTTTATCAAGATGGCACAATGAGGCGAAATCAAATGCATCTATATCAAAAAGTTCGGGTGCTTTCACACGCATATACCTCCAATACCTTTCCTCGTGGTTGCCTTCTTTATAGATTATTTCAGCATCCGGAAATGTTTGCCTCAATTCGTAAATGAAAGTCCGCATTGCATACAACTCATCCTTAAATTTTCTTTTCTTTGGATCTTTCACAAAGTCAGAAATCATATGGCAGTCAAGTGCGTCACCATTTAATACAACCGTGTCTACTCCTTCATCAATACCGCACTGGATAGCTGTTGACAATGCATCGATGTCGTGGTATGGGATATGAATATCGGATAGAATGAGAATCTTTTTGCCTTTAATGTCAATGTGTTTACGACCTTTTGCATAAGACTTTGGCAACTTGAAAGGATTGCGAGGTCTATCCTCAGTGCGAACAAGTGATTTATCTTTTAGATTTTTACGACCTACTTTACCTTCAATTCTACGGAGTGCATCTCTTGCATCTTCAACACCCAGAAAGGTCTCAAAATGTTCTTTGCTTAATTTCTTAGCCAACGTCAATGTTGGTGTGTCGGGAAAACGCTCACGCACTTCACGTGCGATTTTTGTCTTTTGACTTTCTGGCATATGTTATTTTTAGAATGGTTGGTAAACAGTTCTACCACCATTCTTGACCGCACGTAACACTTGACCTCTATTCCCATTCTTATTCCAACTTACGTGTACCCAAGATGGTGCGTTCTCACTTCCAAATTCCCAAATCAGTTGGTCAAAAGTACAATTTTTTTTGATGTAATCAAATATATCTTTATTGCTTATACCACCGTGAATATCTCCATCCACATCAATCGCTTTTCCCTCCATATGCTGTGAACTTTTTGAACCACCTATGCGTTGATTTAATTCATAGCTTCTGTAGGCAGATGAGATTCCAATTGGCTTTCTAAAATGCTCACGTACTTTATCATAGATGTTGGTACATACGAGCTTCAGATTCCCCAATTGTTCAGCGTTTGGGATATTCCCAATCTTCAACGCTTTAGCCTGATTGCTGTGGGTTACTTCAAAGTAACTTACATATTTACTTACCTTTTCCATCAGTCATTGCGTCTGTTAAATCTTCACTCTTTCTACCTATGATAGCTTTAATCTTTGACCACAAATCTTTACCAGTTACTGACTCAATACTTTCAATAATTGATTTGAATTCAATGATTGCAACAACGGTAGCTATTAACTTTGTAATGGGGATAAATTGCGCTATTACATATTGCTCAATGAGGAATCCGCTAACTATTGCGATTTGGTACAACATCAATTTTGTGATGGTATCACTCATGCGTCTTGACCTAATTCTTTGACCTAACTTAATAGCTTTCCATATCCCAACAACCATATCCATAGCAACCAAAAAACCTATGGTTATCATCAATTCTTTGATTGGCAAAAAGACGGTTGCAATACCTAACAACCAAAACTTTACTTTCATCTTTTCTCTTGTTTTTTAAGGTATTGTTTCAAAAGTTTTTCGTACTCCTTTCGCTTTAGTACGATGGGGGGAGAAAGTCTCTTATTGACCATTGGTTGCGCCATTGTCTATATGAATTTGATATTAGAAAATTACTTTTTCCGTATGGGTTTCTATCTGGGAAGATGTTGTTGTCCGTGTTATTGGTATACTCGGGGAACAATGTTGAATTAAAACACAAATAATCAACCATTCTTTTGGTGTACCATCTCGCATTCTGACGTGCAGCCTCTTTCAAAGATTCCATTTCGAACTTTGTAACTGGAGTAGTATCTTCACTTTGTCTACTCACTAAGTTACCATTGTCGTGTTTGTATAAAAGTGATGGGTAAAGTTCAACCATTGTCCACCACAACACAACCTTCAACACATACTCATTGAGTAATGTCTCATAGTCACCTGATAAAGTAGAATTTGCTACATCGTCTTTCAATCTTACCGTCAAATTTGTCCCCAAAAAGTTGGTCAAATACTTATCCTGCGCAAGATAGATGGCAGGTCTGATAAGATTGGGATCAACTGCATCAGTTAATGGAGTAAACTTTTTGATGTAGTCCTCGTTTATTAAAAGTATTTCTTGTGGTATAGGCATTTTCTTAAATTTTATTTGTTTCCAAAACGTGGATTGGTTGGTAGAAATCCATTGTATGGCATATCAATAGGTCTTTTTTCTACTAAGTAGTTATTGCGGACTTTATAGCCAGCTTTTTCTGCTTTTGACCAAGCCTGAGTGCGGACATTTGGACTGTTCAAATCTAATCCAAATCCTTTTGCACTAATATACAACTGTTTTTTCCAAATGTGATGGCAGTTACCGCCACCTTTATACAACCAACATGAGTAAGTATCAGCACCATTAGGCCCCCATCCTGGGTTAACTGCTCTATTGTTCATCGCCATTATATCTTCCTTGCGATATAGCTTATCCGCTTGTAGCATTTTAGTACAAAATGGGCGTGTCACATCTGTGATTCTACCGCTGTATCTGTAACGTGTGTAATACTTACGCTCATCGATAGTAGCATCTTGGTCACTTACTGCGTTTGGTCTAGCAGTTCCAGTACTAACTTGATGAATTTCGACCGCATCAAAGATGTGTGATATAGCTTCATTCTCCGCATCATCCTCATCGTAATCTACATCGTACTCATCAATCAAAATCCAATCTTCGTTTGC